CAAGCGGCAAGGCTCGGACGTTGGTTTTTATATACACAAAACAATGAAGCGGAAACAGTTACATTCACAGCATCATTAGAAAGCGGAACAATAGTTAGGGTTGGTACTGTTATCAATATTGCAGACCCTATGAGGGCAGGGGTTCGCAGAGGCGGAAGAATTAAAACAGGAGTATCTACAACTCAGATTATTGTTGACGATCAAAATAATACAGATTTAGCGACAACAGGTTCAGCAACCTTATCTGTAATTTTATCTGACGGCTCTTTGGAGACTAAGACAATAAGCAGCGTGTCAGGAGCAACTATCACTGTAGATTCTGCATTTAGTTCAGTTCCACAAACTAACAGCGTTTGGGTAATAGAAAATACATCTGTTGAGCTTCAGACATTTAGAGTTGTATCTGTTACAGAGCAAGAATTACTAAACTATCAAATAGTTGCTGTTGTTCATGATCCTAATAAATATGCTGTTGTAGAAGATGGCACACCATTGCCAACAAGAACAATAACAACTTTAACTGCACTTAAAGAAGCACCAAGCAGCTTGCAGGGAACAGAACAGATAGTGGTATTAAATAACAGGGCTGTTAGTAAATTATTTATACAATGGCAACCTGTAAGCGGTGTTACAGAATATATGGTGCAATACAGATTTCAAAATGAAAACTTTATTTCTGAACGTATAAAAAGATCAGATTTTACAATTTTTGAAACTTTAAATGGTACTTATGAAGTAAGAGTTTTTAGTTATAACGCTTTAGGTAAACCAAGTACAAATCCAGCAACCACAACATTTACAACTGTAGGTAAAACAGCTTTACCAGCAGATGTGCAGAATGTGCAGATAGAACCTTTGTCAGATCAATTTGTGAGATTACGTTTTGATAAATCAACAGATGTTGACGTTATTCATGGTGGAAACGTGGTAATCCGTTCATCTAACCTAACAACAGGTGCAACTTTCACAAATGCAGTTGATGTTATACCAGAACTTTCTGGAAATATCAGCGAGTCGATTGTCCCCAATATTGTAAATGGAACTTATCTACTTGCTTTTAGAGATGATGGCGGGCGACTTAGTGCAAATGCCGCATCAATAAAAAATATAAATACTAAGCCTGATGTTTTTCCAAAATTAACAATTTTAGAAGATAGGGAAGATTTAGACAGCCCACCATTTCAAGGTGTCAGGGACGATTGTTTTTTTTCTGATGAAGTTAATGGCCTTGTTTTAGGATCTACAACCTTATTAGATGATGTTACAGATTTTGATGCTATAGCTGATTTTGATTTTCTTGGTAATGTTGATTTTTTAACAGGTGGTCAGTACTTCTTTAAATCAACTCTTGATCTTGGAGGTAAACAACCTTTAAAACTCCGTAGGCATTTTGTGACTCAGGGTTTCTTGCCTAATGATTTGATTGATAAAAGAACTGCAAATGTCGATACTTGGACAGATTTTGACGGGGCAACCGCCTTTAATGTGAACGCCACCTTATCAGTCGCCACAAGTGACTCTGATCCTGATTTGTCAGTATCAGCCACATATACAATTAATGATGGTTCTGGTGGTGCAGGCACAACAATCACAATTACAAAAACATCACATGGATATTCTGTCGGGAGTCTTGTTACTTTAGATTTTACTTCGGGTACTGGTGTTGATGGTGACTATATTATTCAATCTGTACCAAATGCAAACACTTATACTTTAATTTCTGCAACTTCTTTAAATACAAGTGGGAATTGTACTTACTCAGCAGAGTTTGAACCCTATCAAAAGTTTGTAAATGGTACATATATTGGAAGAGGTTTTAAATTTAAATGTGATCTTTTATCGACTGACCCTGCCCAATCAATTGAAATAGATCAACTTGGATATTTTGCTGAACTAGATAGCAGAACAGAAACAAGTTTAGGTAACGCAGCCGCTTCAAGTGGTGGATTTATTGCCTCAGGCACTTCTACAAAATCAGTTACTTTTACAGATAGCTTTTTCACAGGTCAGTCGGGTACTAGCGTTGCAGCAAATTCTGTTTTACCTTCAATAGGAATAACAATAGAAAATCAATCATCAGGAGATTTCTTTGTTTTATCAAATATTTCCGCAACAGGTTTTGATATAGATATAAAAAACGGATCTAGTAATGTAAACAGAAACTTTAAATATGCTGCTACAGGCTTTGGGCGTGGTAGTTAAGAAATGCTGTTTGACTTGGATTTTTTAAAGAATACAAGTAAAATGAGTTTAAATATTAATTTATTTTTATTTGTTATTACCTTATGGCTGTAATTTACTCTTAAAAATATAATTAAATAACTTTTAAATCCATTGGTATAACTAAGATGTCTCCACAACATGACTATGTGATCGATAATTCCACAGGCGCGAATGTCCGTTCAGACATCAATAGCGTTTTACAGGCAATAGCAAGCAATAATTCTGGATCTTCAGCACCTTCTACAACTTATGCACTGCAAACTTTTGCAAATACAACAGATTCAATGTTGCAGCTAAGAAACTCTGCAAATAACGCTTTTGTAAATTTAAGAAAATTTGATGGTACTTTGCCATTACCTGACGGCACAAATTCAGCACCCTCACTATTTTTTGATGACGACACAAACACAGGCCTGTTTTCAAGTGCAGCAGATACTTTAAATTTTTCTACTGGCGGTGTTGAAAGGCTGGAACTTGGTGCTGAAACAATATTTAACGAAGATGGAGCAAATGTAGATTTTAGGATTGAAGGCGACACTGAAGCTCATCTATTTTTTGTTAATGCTGGTTTAGATTTTATTGGTATAAATGAAACAGTTCCACTAGCTAAATTACACGTTAAAGTAGCTGATTCTGGTGCTTCTGCCTATACTCATTGTGCTTTAGTTGTTGAAGATAGTGATCATACCTTTATAGACATCATGTCTGGAACTACTGGTTCTGGGGGAATAAATTTTGGAGATTCAGGTGGATCTCAAAGAGGTGTCCTTGAATATGATCACAATAGCGATTTTATGAGGTTTATAGTTGCTGGCGGTGAACGCGTCAGAATAGATTCGTCTGGAAGAGTTGGAATCGGGAGTTCAAGTCCTACAGAATTGCTAGAAATTAATTTAGGTACAGATAAAATTGTTCAATTTACAGGTGGTATAGGACAAATTGGAAACGTGGCTGGTATGTTTGCTGTAAATACTGCAAAGAGTGAGATAGCAGATTTCGGAATAATGGGTAACACTCTTAAATTTGCTAGTGGAACTGCTGCTTCTGGTGCAGAACGTGTACGAATCACCTCGGCGGGCCTTGTAGGTGTAGGTACATCTGTTCCTGTAAGTAGTCTCCATTTACATAGTGCTGATGCGACTCTCACAATAAGTAACTCTGATGGAGTTAACCAAGCTGATGCTGGTTTAATTCGTATTGTAGAACAGACAGCATTTTTTCAAGGCGCATTTATTCATTACGATGGTAATACTAATAAATTAAATATTGGAACCCATGGTTTGCAAGATACACTTACAGCAAATGATCAAACTGATATTGAGATAGATAGATCAACAGGTGTCGTAGTTTTAAATAGAGGTGGGAGTGCAAGATTAGCTACGAGCAATGCTGGTGTTACTGTTACTGGAACAGTTACAGAGACATCTGATATAGCATTTAAAAAAAATATAAAACCATTAACAAATACTTTAGATAAAATAAAAAAATTAACAGGTTATAAATATAATTTCAAAGCATCTGAAATTGCATCAATGGGTGTCATTGCACAAGATGTTGAAAAAGTATTTCCTGAAATTGTTCATGGAAAAGAAGGAGAAAAAACTTTGCAATATAGTGGACTTATAGGTGTATTAGTAGAGGCTGTAAAAGAATTATCAGCAAAAGTTGAAACCCTTGAAGCTGCTTAATATAATACGTTTACATATTAAATTTTTATGACCCCACAAGAACTATACGAAG